GGTATTCATAACTATGAAATCACAATGCTAGTCTCTGACCTAACCAAAGGTCTACGCTATGTGAGACAGTTCACAAAGTGACCACCCAACCCCCGAAAGGGGGTTTTTTATTGGTATTATAAGAAAGTAATCAAAAGAAGCACTCATGCAACTTCAACCAATCGCATCTAACATGACACAGTTGGATCTCTCAGATGGCACTTCAGTTTTATTCTCATATAAAACACCTGTAGCGTGTTTATCTGATAACGGTTATTACAGAACTTCAAAGCACTGGTCCGTCACAACATCCCGTCACATCAACAAGTGGTTAGGGGGTGTATTAGCAAAGGAGCAACCCCAAGCATACTTCGACGGTCTATGTGCAGGTTTATAAACTGACCACCAAACCCCCATTAGGGGGTCTTTTATTGGTATATTAAAGAAGTGGGGGATTTAAGCAACGGTCTTCGGACGCACTGACTACGCCCCCCACACCACAATCCATTTTTTTACCTTCGTTTTTATGACTAAAAACATTCACATTGAACACCCCGAAGACAGCATCCTCACAGGTGACCTATCTGTATTGGATGCTTTTTTATTGCCCCTTCTACTCTCACTGAAAATTGATGGATCTCCCTCTATTGTTTGGGGTCGTAACCCTGCAACTGGTCATCAGTTTGTCGGCACGAAATCAGTTTTCAATAAGAATAAAATCTTAATATGTGAAACCCCTTCAGATATTGAGAAGCACTATGCACATAAACCTGCACTGCTTCACATTCTTATGGCGTGTATGGCATACCTACCGATCACAAAAAACATTTATCAGGGTGACTTTATTGGATTCGGTGGTGCTAAGAATTACAGACCGAACACTTTAACCTATAAGTTCCCTGAGATCGTAAAGTCAAAGATCATAATTGCACCGCATACAAAGTATTATGCTGCGGAGGATCTTCGTGATGCAATCGCAATGCCTCTTACTGAGAAGTTAGAAAGCGGATCTCATGTAAAGTACGTTCAACCGACTGCCTTTATATCTGAGGGAGCAAATGCTTTTCATGAGTTAGCAGATTTGATTGAGTATGCTAAGAACTGTGCGACTGCTGTTGACTTCGTAGATGAGAAGACTGCTAAGAAGATTAAGATCAATTTGAACTATCTCATCCGTGAGGGTAAAGAGGTTAACCCATCTGACTTTGACGGTGAGGGAAACTACGGCAGTTCAAATTTGATTGAGTTATGGAAGGTCGTTGAGGAAATAAAGTTGAAAGCATTGGATCTATGTGAGGACAATGCAGAGTTTGAAACCTGCGTGATGGGTGACCCCGAACCAATCAAAGGCGAAGGATACGTCATGATCACTCGGTTTGGTTATTTCAAATTGGTTGACCGTAGAGAATTCAGTTATAACAATTTTACTAACCGTAATCGGAGGTTCGCCACGGCGTAACGCTTTATAACAGATCCCCCCACTAAGGGGGTTGATCTGGTATAATTAAAAATGTAAAGGGGTGAACACGTCACCCCACCACAATTAAACAAATGACTTTTAAAACAGACGGTTCAACTCACACCCACGGCATTAAGAATGAGCATGAGGTAATTGCTATTCTTAATGAGCGTGGGATTTTTAATGAGCAGGTAACCCACTTAGGTGGCACCAAGAATAAAGCAGACGCACTTGCAGGATCTAAGAAGATCAGCATTAAGCATAAGAAAGGAATCAATAACGGTTCGTTTGATTGGGTGAACACTTCCAAAGTAGAGGCACTTACAAACCGTGACCAGTTCCAGGAATTCTTATTAACGGTTGCCTCTTTAAGATTCACCGATGATGCAGCGTCACAAGTAGAACCCATGAGAGAAATATTTGCCAACCTTTGCCGTGTTGGTTTGGATTCCATAGAGTCGGGTGATTTGACTGCGTGGTTACATGATCAACTGATCAATGCTAATTCTAACATGGCAATGGTCATTACCGACACCCTCACGAATAAAATGTATATTTGTGAGCATGATTCTATAGAGTCAGTTCGTCTTTTGAATGATGGGTATGTTGCAGAGTTGGTAAAGGGTAAGGGGTCAACCTCACGTAAGGTCGTGCTTCGTAAAGGTGATCACACTGTGGACACTGGTTTGCGTCTTCGCCTCACATCTAATAATGGAATCACTGCGTTCTTAGGTCTAAGCAAAGCAAATAAGAATTCACAAGTAGTTCTTAAGTTGCAGCAGGACAGCGTGGGGAGAGTATTGAAAACTGCAGAGGGTGTGCGTGTAGAGAGTATTTGAGTATCATTCGTTCGTGAAGCAGCAGTCCCCCCCGTTGATCGGGGGGCGTTATATTATTTCGATGGGGTTCCTTAAGCTATAAACGACCCAATTCGACCTTTCAATATCACGATAATAAAAAAAATATTTCCTATATAAAAACGACCACAGGGTTCATATAATATGAAAAAAAATTTCGATAGTATTTTTTCGACAGTAGAGATTGATCCAGTAACAGACAGATATCATATGACTATACCTGAAGAGATAATAAATGAACTTGACTGGTACGAAGATCTTGTGTTAAAATGGAATATAGATAAAGGCGAGATTATGCTCACAGAGAAAGATGACTAATCCAACGTATCACATCTACTTACAACAACAATGTTTGTTTAAAGATTTAACTGAATGGGAGTTTAATATTATATGGAGACGGATATATAAGTCGTATTTTACAGAAGATTTAACGTATGAAAAGTTAAGCGAACCTGAGATGGTCGATGCATTATCCTTGGATTCATCGTATTGACAAAGTATAGATAATAGAGTATGATATGATTGTAATGAACAACACGTTATGGCTAAAGGATTTACAGTAAAAGCAAACCCACCTTCTGCTGCCAAAAAGGAACCAGAATGGGATTATGATAAAGCAAAAGAAATACTCAAAGGAAAGTCGATAGTATTTTGTCTACCAGGTAGAGGAGTATCTTATACCTACTTAAAGTCATTTGTTCAACTTTGTTTTGACTTAGTGCAATGTGGAGCAAGTATACAAATATCTCAAGATTATTCATCAATGGTCAATTTTGCCCGTTGCAAGTGTCTTGGAGCAAATGTATTAAGAGGACCAGATCAATTACCTTGGGATGGTAAGTTAAACTATGATTGGCAACTATGGATTGATTCAGATATTGTTTTTAATTCTGAGAAATTCTTTCAGTTGGTTTTAATGGAGAAGGATATTGCAGGTGGTTGGTATTGTACCGAAGATGGTAAGACTACTTCTGTAGCACATTGGTTAGAAGAGGATGATTTTCGTAGCAATGGTGGTGTAATGAATCACGAAACTATCGAAAGTATATCCAAGCGTAAGAAACCATTCACAGTAGACTATACAGGTTTCGGATGGTTATTAATTAAGAAGGGTGTCTTTGAGAATGAAGGAATGCCTTATCCTTGGTTCGCACCGAAGATGCAAGTCTTTGAATCAGGAGAAGTGCAAGATATGTGCGGTGAGGACGTTTCTTTCTGTCTTGATGCAAAGGAAGCAGGATTTGAAATCTGGTGCGACCCTCGCATTCGTGTAGGACATGAGAAAACAAGAGTTATATAACATCTACTGTAAGGATGCTCTAATACATGAGAACCTTACAGAAGAGGAATACTTTGATAAACTTGAAGACCTAGCAAGGGACTTTTATGAAAATGGAGTTCCTTGTCCAGAAGATCTTAGAACTGAAATTACAACGGACTAATTATGGCAACTAGAACAGGATTAAGTGGTGATACATTCGTAGAGTCACGTCCTAAAAAATCTCGTCAGGGGAATGGTAAACACTCGAAATACTCGGCAACATCCCGTAACTCGGCTCGTAAAAGAAAAAGAGGTCAAGGGAAATAATCGATGCCAGCACTAATTTGCAATCTTCCTGCTTATGAAGTATGGGTGCGTAAAGAGTATCTAACTGACCATCAGAGTGGTCATGGTGAGTTTGTAAAGGGTATATGGGTATCTGCGAAGTCAATACCTGGTCGTGCCTTTTACTTTGAGACATACTTACCAGAATATGCGGCAATGTATGATAAATTGCCTATCTCTGCGTTTTTAAGTGAACCAGAGATACCTGATCCAGACATGGAACTTCATAATTTACAGTTTTGGAACTGTATGGACTATGGGGTTGTAGCAGTGCAAAAGCAATTTGTTGGATCAATGCACTATGAAGTCGCAACAAGGGACTATGGAACCCAGAAAGGCACTTATATTTGCACTTTAGACAACTATCACCAAGATGTAGACACGGTTGACTACTCAACAAGTGAAAATCCATCTGAACATAAGTCTCATAACCTCATTGAACTCGACACAGGGCAGTTTTGCCTCTATCCAAACAATCGAACTCGTATTTTTGATAACAGTTTAACTCCAGAAGTACCCAAAACACCTGATTTTAAGGTTTCGACTGTATTTTACCAAGTTGAAAACGGACATGACCGTGATGGACTCGGAAATGATGAAAATTATTTTTGGAAAACGTCGAAAGAACGTAAAAATGACTCAGAAATCGCCTAAAAGGGCGATTTTTTTATGTTTTTTTGTCTAAATAAAGAATTAAGACTTTAAGTATAAATAAATCTAGCAAACTGTTTACTAAATTGAATGAAAACTAGGATATCTAGGTCATTTAAGGATATTAGCTTATCATTTACACCTCATCCAGTCACAAAAGACCTTACAGTTATTAAAGATGCGAACGCAATTAAGAGATCTGTAAGAAATTTAGTGCAAACTATTCCTAGAGAGAGGTTTTTTAACCCAAATTTGGGAACAGATATAAGAGGTAGTCTTTTTGACTTTGTTGATTTTGGTACTGCATCAGTTATTCAACAACAAATTCAAACTACGATTGAAAATTACGAACCAAGAGTCGATAATTTGGAAATTGAAGTCTTTCCTAGACCAGATCAGAACGAATTTGAAGTAAATATATATTTTGACATTGTAGGACAGCAGTTTCCCTCTCAAGCATTTCAATTCATATTAGAAGCCACAAGATAATATGCCATTTACTAAATTTTCAAACTTAGACTTTGATCAAATAAAGACTTCGATTAAAGATTATCTACGTTCAAACTCAGATTTTACTGATTTTGACTTTGAAGGATCTAATTTTTCAGTTTTAATTGATACTTTAGCATATAATACTTACATAACTGCTGTTAACTCCAATTTAGTTGTTAATGAATCGTTTTTAGACTCTGCAACGGTAAGAGAAAACGTAGTTTCACTGGCAAGAAACATTGGATATGTTCCTAGATCTAGAACTGCAGCAAAGGCAACTATATCATTTAATATTTCTAATTCAGAAGCATTTACTCAAGATAACGCACCATCTACAGTAACTCTCAAAGCAGGTTTGGTATGTATTGGCACTGGCGGTAATACCACATATACATTTTGTACACCAGAAGATATAACAACTACTGTAACGTTAGGTCCATCTACAACTTCTACCGATCCAACCACTGGAGTAGAAACAACGTCTTTTAATGGTTATACTGCAGCATTTAATGATATTGAAGTTTTACAAGGAACATTTTTACAAAAATCATTTGTTGTTGATGGATCTTTGGATCAAAGATTTATATTAGACAACCCATTTATCGATACTTCAACGATTGTTGTATATGTAAAAGATAATGCAGAAGATGTTGATAGAGGAATTTTATTTACTAAGATAGACAATATTTTAAATATAAAACCATCATCTACAACATTCTTATTACAAGAAGTTCA